ATTGCCGTGTCTGTATAGAAGTCATTTGAACCGGATGCAGCAACATTGCTATCAATGCCCGTTAGAACAGCGTAACAAGTTACTGTATTGGTCACATCAAACTCAGCAGTTACTAGATCAGTGACCTGCTTGTTAATCCCGATTGTTGCATTTGCAAGGATGTTTGCAAGCGTTGTTGATCTGTCTGAATCTTCAACTGTTGACTTAAGAACGGTCAATGTGCGCTCTGATGATTCATACTCCCAATCTGTGAAAGATGACACCGTTGGAAGAGTGTAATCAGAAGGTATTCTCGAAGATGGTAATTGAACTAATGTTCCCGCGTTTGTGAGTGCCATGTTTTACTGATTTTGATTTTGTTTGATTATGTCTGTTTTATCCGATGAGCCTTGAGAGCTTCCGAAGTAGTAAGCAATAATAGTTGCGACAATAGTTCCGAGTACGAATCCAAGAACTGTATCGGCATGACGCAGACTATTCTCAGGAATATCAATGAAAGTAATTCCATAGATGTAACCTGCCGCGACAACGCTCCAAAATAAAGCGAAGACGAGCCTCAACAGATTCTTGTCTTTTGCTATGTCGTGAAGGAACTGCATCAGAGTTCAATGATTCTGTAACGAACACAAATCTGAATGTCTGAATTTCCTGTTGTTGGATTCGATGTACTCACTTGAGCATATAGCGGAACGTTTGGACCTAAGTTACCTCCTGACGTTCCTTGAACTCTTAGTACACTTGAATAAACCTCAGATGATGCTGTGAGTATATCGTTGCTGATTCCCTGCCAACCTCCTCCGGCACTGAGAAAAATGATTGTTCCCGCATTGTATGCTGTTGTATTAAAGTCAACGTGAATGATTCCAGATAGAAACTCAATGAATCTGTTTGCTCCTGGAGCAGGAACTAACACGATTGGACTTGCGTTCATTGTCAATACGCTTGCAGAGGGAACACTAACGCAAGTGTCCCTTATTTCCCCAAAGGCTAATGGCTCAAATGATACACCATTGAACACTCTTACTGTTCTATAAACCGTATCATACGAAAACGTTCCCCCGTGAACGCTTGTCAGAGTGTCTAAACTTGAATTAGAAGAACGGCTAAGAACTGTCCTCCCAAACATCTTAGTATTTCCTTGGTCTTTATATTGAATGTGACCATCTTGAGCGAATGATGTAAACGCTGATGCAAGCAACAATAGAAGGAAGGTGAACTTTTTCATTTGATTATTTAGTTAGAATTGAAACCTCTGCATTTGTGTAGCCTTTGGCCACGTTGATAATCACTTTATTCGTTGGGTCTAATGGGTCTCTTCTCCATGAAACCTCAATCTCTTTCCCTGTTGAGTCTACAACTTGAACAATCCGAGCGTTCTCCGAATTGCCATGCGTTACCGTGTAATCTGTATCAGCAACAAGTGTTACTGTCTCCACGTAAATCATCGGGAAAGCGTCAATCAATGAAGCAAACTGACTTTCCGTAGGTCTGTCTCCCTTGTTGAAATTGCTCTTGTGCTGTGCGCGTGTGATGGTTACTGCCATTTCTTAAATTCTGTCTTTGAATCGGTACATATCTCGCTCATAATCGCTAACGTAGTCCGTGTCTGTCTCTCTCTTAGTTATTCCAATCGCTCTGATTTGGAATCTGTGCTTTTTGCGCGATGGGTCAACCTGCTCATACGTTATAGTGTCGAGCGTGTTCTTCTGATCGTCCAGATATTTGAACATCCTTTGACGTTTGGACTCTCTCCTATCTCTCCAATAGTTCAGAAAGGCTTGAAGATTGTTCCCCGTCAACGCTTGAGCTGTTTCGTTGCTTATCTGTTGCAATCCTTGATGTGATACATTCACGCCTCCGTTGACCGCATATGCGTAGAATACATGATGTGCAAGGTATGGTTGAACAAAGGACACCAAGAATGTTCCAAGCTGCAATTCTGACCAATCGGTTGTGTTGGATGTAGATGGTGCTGAGTTGCTATTCGTTGTCTTTGACTTCCACATTTTAAGAAGTCCATTTTCGGAATACACAACCTTGTCATCCAAAGAATAGCCGTTGGTCTTGCTCCAATCCTTGACATTCTCCACGCTAAAAACTTGCAATGCCGCGTATAATGCCGCAGGAAGTATCTCAATGAGCTTCTCAATAGCATCCGGAACAAACTGCTGAACCTTCTTCTCAATGACGTTAACGCTCAAAGGAAGGTCTGTCTTTTCGATGATGTAGTTCTTGTCTATCATGCCGCGATTTCTTCCGTTGGTTTTGGTTCATACCCTCCAAGTTGACGCTTCTCATCTCCCGTCAATTCAGCAAGCAACCAATTAGGTAATTCTTCAATGATCACAAGAGGCTCAATTGACCAATCAAACTCAGGCCATACTTGCTCCAATGCTCTCGAAACCAAACGCTGCTTTCTGTTTACGCTGTTTTGGAACAACTTGAGAGCAGTCAACATCTCCTGTGTATTACCCAATTGACCCTGCTGCGCGAATCCAGGAATCAGAACGTGAGGAACATCCATTGTTCTGCAAACTCTTTTCCCTATTCTGTCAGCAGCCTCTGTCGTTGCGTTCAATAGCTTCTCCTGTGAGAATACGTCTAGCTGTGGACGTTGGTCCGCAGAGTTGACGTTGATGTGCATAATAGGTGCAGCATCCTCTCCTGTGAATTGCTTTATGTTCTGGTCAAAATACCATTGTTCAGTTCGTCCTGCCTCATCCTCTTCCTCATCATCAATCTCTCCAATGGTTGTCAGGATTGCATCTGGTCGGAATCCTTTCTTCACATTCCTCCAATCCAACTTTCCAAGAGCAGCATCTGACTCGATCTCTTCCATTCCTGCCCAAGCTCCAGGAATAGGATACTCATACTGCCCTGCTTTCTTGGCGAAGGAATAGATGATGTCACCTACTTGGTAACCATACTCTGCAATTTGGCCTCTGATTCGAGCAAGTCTGCTTGATGGCAGTTCGTAACGGTCATACTCGTCATAGTACACTCGGTCTTTCTTGTTGTCCTTCCCTTCAGAAAGTGTCTCATTTACGTAAAAATGACCATCATCAGTTTTCCGAGTGTTCTCAAAAGGCAAAGCATATACATAGTATGGCTCACCAATTGCGTTGTACTTAACGTTCAAAGCGATTCCATCAAACACTCCTACAATATCAGAAAGCTCTGCAATGAGATCATCAGATGTTTGTTTTGGATTGAGCTTTAATGAAGCGATTGCTCTGTCCTTCACTCCTTTTCCCTCAATGAACTCGTGCTTTCTGTTGCGACAACTTGAAGCTGTTACGCTTGCCTCAACTGCTCTGAGTAGTTCATTCGGTAGGAGATTACTCACACCGAAATCGTACCGTTTAGCACTTTTGTTGTGAGTTATCTTTGCAACTCGGTTGTAAGTTGGAGCAATTACTCCCGCTTTTGAACCGACCCGCGTCTGTTTCTTGATCTGTTGTGTTGGCTTATTCTGCACGATTTCCTGTATCAGATGGATTCAGCCAATTTAACGAAATCATCCTTTGATTTTGCATCAGAGTAATCAACTCCGGCATCATCAAGAATCTCCTTCAACTGTTTAACCGTCTTTTTTGAGTAGTCAACTTTAGACTTCTCAAGTATCAATTCTGCCTCTTCAACGGTTACAATCAGATCTCCGTAAATTCCTTTTTTGATGAGCATCACGGCCACATCATCCGTCAAGTTCTCAGCAGTCACAACACCTCTGTAACCCTTCAACGAAAGTTGTTCGTTTTCACGTAGTGGATTGAACCTGTATTTCTTACTTTGAGGATTCATTCTTTTGGATTTTGGGTTTATCAGTCTGAAGAGTTCAATGTATGCTCTTATGTGTTCGTTTTCGCAGGTCTTGCACAAATTAGAATTAAAAGCCTCCCCGTGTAACTTTACGAGGAGGCTTCTATCTGTTCGCTTGTCGATAAATGGATAAGCTATTGCATCTATGATCTGCCTCCTGAGATCATCAGACAACTTGGGCGTCAAGAGTAGCAATGTTCGTTGCTAATGCTGTTCCCTCGTTGTATATCAACGGGCCATTGTCGAAGTCTCCAGATAAAGTTGTTGGAATGCTTGTGTCATCGTTCAACGCGACACCTCCGTTCCATGTTCCTGCTGTTGCTTTCAGACCGTAGCTATCAAATTGAGAGTTTGAACCTTTGTTGATTCCGTAAACCTCAAGAGTTCCTGCATTTGATTCAGCAACAACGAAGATGTCCTCTGCATCCCACAACTGCTCGACTGATGCTCTTTCTGCTGCTGATTGAGCGAAGAGAACAGCGTTGAAGTTCTGAGTTCTCATGTTGACGTTATCTCCCGCCTCAAGAGTAGTCTCTGCACCATGCTTCAACCGCTTTCCGATTATCTTCTTGAATCCTTTTGTTGCAGCGAAAGTGAACGCTGTAACTTCTTGAGCCGTTCCGTACGTTACGGAGTCAAGGTCTGCGATGTTTCCAACGTAGAATCGTTTGTCAAATCCGCCTTTCTGCTTGAGCGCAGCGCAAGAAGGATCTAATCCTGTAAGTGAGTTTGAGCAACCTGCCATGTTTTCTTTTCTTTTAGAGTTAAGGAGGAGAGCCGAAACCCTCCTCCGTTAGTTCAATGATTATCCTCCGTAAAGAGTGATGTACTTCTGACCAACAACCCAAGTTGTCATGGTTTGGATGTTCTTGATGTAACGCTGTCTCGCACCGTTTGCCATTTGGCCGATGTTCAACGTTGATACATCAGAAGTCAAGTCCATCAATACCTTCAAGTAAGAAGGAATTGCAAAGATTCGGAATCCTACCAATGGAACAAAGTTGATCTTGTGTCCGTTGTAGCTGATCACCTCGTTTGCTCCAGACCCTTCAACCAAGAAGTTGATTTGTTGAGCAGCACCTACTGCGTTGTTCGCTTGCTTGATCAACTGACGGTCTCCAAGTGGAGCGTAGATTTCACACATTTCACCGTTTCGGTTGTAGTTAACCGCTTTTGATGGAGCGATTGCGTACATCTTACCGTATTCAGCAGCAATTGACGCAGCAGTTACTGTTGCAATTGATGGAACTTTGATGTAATCGCCAAGACCTGCTCCTGGAGTTGCCTTTGCTTGCGAAGCGTTGTAAAGGATGGTAGCAGGAAGTGAGTTTACCAAGTTGGTAGGCATAGCGGCAACAAGAGTCTGCGCTCCTGCTGAGATTGAACCTTGACCTGCGCCTGGAGTCAATGCAGCGATTGCAGCTTTTTGAGCCGTTGTCGCACCGTTCCAGATCATGTTCTCCACAGTCTCACCGATTGCAGGTGCAACTTGGATCAATACCTTTCTATCAAACTCGTCAGAAACGATGTTGAAAGCTCCAGCTTCCATCGAACGCTCAAAGCGTGTTCCTTTCAAAGCGTTCTCATCAATCACATCCTCGAATTGATACGACACAAGAGTCACACCTGTCTTGTTCACGTTAAGATCAATGTCTCCCGTTGCTGTCACTCCCGCAGTAGTTGCGGCAGTTGCAGTTACGTCAACGCTTGACTCATAAACGTCAGCTCCTGACTTGTGACCCTCTTGAATATCAACGAGGTTGTTTTGAATCGTGAATGATTCAGCATACAATTCTTCTTGAATTGCAGCAAGTTCTGTTTGGTTGCTAGTGCTACCTGTAAAATTTACAGCCATTATTTCTTGTTTTTAAAGTGTTCTAGTTCTGTTTTTAACCATTCAATCTGCTCATCTGAGCATACTCCTTTCAAGTATTCGGAAGGATCAACCCCTTCTGGTAATGCTTTCAAAAAATCAGCATAGCTCACGCCCTTATCAAAGGGATTGACAACTGATGCCGATACAACCGCTTTCCTTCTTGCCATGATTACAGTCTGCTTTGGTTGTAACGCTTCTTCTCAAGATTGGTCATCTTGGCATACTCGGCAGGAGTTACCTCTTCAACCTTTCTCTTCTTGTTTCTCAGAGTTGATTCCCCGCCCGTATCTCCAGGAACAAGATTTTGAAGTGCTGCGAATGCCGGAGTCATGTTCTTCAATGTCTCGGCTATTTTGTTGATGCTTTCAGCTTGAGCGTTTACGGTTTCAGTCAATGTTGACACGGTG